GACCCGCCGCGATGACAAGGTACGCGAGGCTCACCGGGATGTGGCCGGTCAGTCCAAGCCTCTCGGGGAACCGTTTCGTGTCGCGGGAACGGCCATGCAGTACCCGGGTGACCCGACGGCCCCCGCCGCGCTCGTGATCAACTGTCGTTGTGTGTTGCGGATAGACCGCAACACCGTGGCGGCCGGTGTTGCGGATACTCTTGCACCCATGACGGATGACGCGGAACGGGTGGCCCACGAGATCTTCGCTGCGGAAGTCGCTGAGCTTCAGTCCCGCATGCCGCCCCAGCTGAAGGAATACTGGCTTGCCGGTCCGGGTGCGGCGAAGATCGGGTGGGGTTCCCCCGGATCCTTCCGGCGTTGCGTGCGCGCCCTCAAAAGCAAGTTCCCAAAGGACACCGAAGGACTGTGCGCCAACCTGTACCACGAGGCAACCGGCCGCTGGCCTGGCCGCAAGAAGGGTGGGGCGTCCGGCGACGTCGAAGAGTTCGACGGGTGGGAAGAGCCCGACTGGGATGACATTGAGGACGGTACCGACTTCCGGCCGGGTGACCGGGTGAGCATTTCCGGTTTTCCCCATGAGCATGGTCAGCGCACCGGTACCGTTGCCGAAGTGCATGACGGCCCCGCATACGGCGTCGTGTTCGACGGAACCAAGGAAGTGCATCACTGGTACGTCGGTGACGAACTGGTGCAGGAACAGGCCGCCGCAGATATGCGGGCACGAGAGGACGTCATGAGCGAACCGGACTACTACCCGCCAGCCCGTGGGATCACGTGGGGTGCCCAGGGCGATTCCGTTCTGGCGTTTGAAAATATTCAGACGGGCGACGGGCGCGGCTTCGTACCTGGTGCGCTTCGCTGGGACGGTAACGGGCCCTGGCCGCTCATGTACGCCGACCGCATGGGCGAAGGTCACGAGGGTGCTTCCCTGGCCGGTGCCATCCACAACATGCAGCGCAAGGGTGGTGCCATCACTGGCCAGGTCGAGCTTTACCCGTTCATGTATGGCGGATCCGAAGCCACGCTTCTGATCGGTGAAGGTGCCCCGCTTGGCGTGTCCGTCGACCTTGATGACGTGTCGTTCGAACTTGTGGACCTGCGGGATCCCGACAGTCCGAACGTGCAGCAGTCCGAGTCGTACACTGGCCGCCTTGTCACCGCCTCTGTGCTGCCCCAGCCGGACGGTGGGTTCCTGCTTACCGGTGAGACCGACGCGGAATGGATCGCCGCAGGTTCGTCCATGTCCAGTGAGGCCTCTCGGGTTTCGTTCATGGTCAGCCCCCAGGGCACCGTGCCCGCAGCCGCGTTCACAGCTTCGGCGGGTGATCCCGTCATGGTCAACGCACCTGCCACGGAACAGCAGAGGTCCGGCGAGTTCCTTATGAGGATCACCAGCGCGCGCGTCCGTGGCGCCACCCTGGTGATGGTTCCCGCGTTCGATACGGCCCGGATCTACCTGGACGGGCCCCTGCCTGAACGCTACGCCCTTGCTGCGGCCGGTCAGGACGCCGGGGACGCATCCGGCTATGACAAGGTTGTCGCATACGTCAAGAAGTCGACAGTTCCGGTCACCGCGTCAGACGCCGCGCATGCCATGAAAATGTCCGTGGTAGCCGTCAAGCGCCACATGGCCGCAGCCGCGCAGAAGGGATACATTGTGAGGATTGCTCGTGGAACGTACATCCGTTCCGAGACGCAGCCTGTAGAGAACCTGTACGCGGTGAGGCGCACCGCGTCGTCTCTGACCGCTTCCGGTGAGACGGCTGAAGGTCTGGATGTGCTCACCGCCGCTTCCACCGGGTCCGTTGACCTGCCGGTGGCATCCCGCGATCACGCCTGGGACGGCTCGGGTGCCGAGCGTCGTATGTTCGACGCCGCGAATGGCGACTGGTCCCAGTATGCAAAGGGTTTCGCCTGGAAGGATGACCGGGCCGACCCCGAGACCAAGGGCGCCTACCACCTTCCTTACGCTGACATCATTGACGGCCGCCTCACCATCATTCCGCGCGGCGTGTTCGCCGCCCAGGCCGCCCTGAACGGCGCGCGCGGTGGTACCAGCATTCCGGCCGACCAGAAGGGCGCCGTGTCGTCCAAGCTTGAAAAGGTGCGTGTGCACGTGGAAGAGTCCACCGGCGGTAACCAGCGCAATCAGATGGAAGCATCCGCATGATCTGCCATGAAGGATCTTCCGCCGATGCCCGCCGACTGGTTCCGTGAGCCGACCCGTGAGGAACTTGCCGCAGACATGGGCGGCGTGCACTACGCCAACGGCCGGATCTTCGGTTGGGTTGCCCGGGCTGGTGAGCCTCACGCCGGGTTCGCGAAGAAGATCACCATTGAGTCCCTTGGGCGCATCGACACCACGCACTTCCTGCGTCAGCGCTTCACCCTGGATGACGGCAGCACCGTACGTGCCGGTGCTCTCACCATGAACACGGGCCACCACCGTGACGGCGCCGAGTGTGAGACGTCCGCCTGCGCGTTCGATGACACGCGCACCGTGGCGGGCATCGTCACCGTTGGCATGAACCAGCGTGGCATGTGGTTCAGCGGTGCGGCCCACCCGACCCTGTCCGAGTGGGACCGCAGGGTATTCATGGCCTGTGAGCCGTCCTACCACCTGCGCAAGGGCAACAACGGCGCCTGGCAGCTTCGTGGCGTCCTCACCGTTCCGGTGCCCGGTCACAGCACGCCCATGGTGGCTTCCCTGGCGGCATCCGTGGTTGAGCGCAACAACCTGGCGCTGACGGCGGCCGCGCAGCAGGCTGAGGTGGAAGAGGCGATTTCGGCGGCCATCAAGGTGGCGCCGGTTGAGGCGGCCCAGACGGATTCGTTCAGCCCGGGCGCGATGGTGGCCGCGCTGGACTATGACCGTCTCGCGGATGCCCTGGTAGCGGCCATGGGGCGTGCCGATCAGCGCAAGCAGGATGAGGCCGCCGAACTTGAGGCCCTTCTCGCGGAAGCCGGTGAGCTGGTGGCATCTGATCACTCGGACGGTGCGAGTTATGATGACACGGACACCGAAACCGGCAAGGAAGGAAACTGACTGTGGCGTGTAACTGCGGTTCCCGCAACCGTTCCACCGCTGGACAGGCCGCGAACAGCGGAACGTACGTGGTGACCGTCAACGGGCGTCAGGTGTATGAATCCAGCAACGCCGATGCCGCCAAGACGGTTGCCGGTCGCTTCGATTCAGCCGAGATCACCGGCCCTGACGGCGTCAAGCTCGCCTGACCCATTCCCGCCTACCGCCAACGGTTATCATGCTGGTAACCGTTGGCGGTAGGCCAGGGGACCGTAACCATCCAGAGATTGGACTGTGCCACCCATGGCCGACGTGTACAAGCTTCCCGAGGACGGCGTCTCGTCCCTCAGTGATCTTGACCTTGAAGCGAATCTGGCCGCAGCCGTTCGTTCGTTCAAGGCGGTGTCCGCTACCACCACGGTGACGTCTTCCACCCTTCCGAACCTGCGCGACCTGAAGGCGTCCATCGCCGCCCTGAAGGCTGAACAGGCTGAGCGTCTCGCCGCAGCTGAGGCTGCGGCGGCCGAAATCGACCAGCTGTCCGCCGAAGTCTTCGGTGAGCCCGAGGGTGAGACCGAAGAGGTTGAGGCGTCCGCTGAGGCTGAGCCGGTTGCCGAGCCTGAGGTAGAGGCCCCCAAGGCTGAGGTGGCTGTTACCGCTTCCGTGCGGCGTCCCACCCTTGACCTGTCCGCCGTGCGTGCCCGCCAGTCCGGCCAGGGTTTCACCCGGTACATCCAGCCGGAACAGCCCGAGGGTATTCAGATCGTCGCGTCCGTTGACGTTCCCGGCTTCCGCCCTGGCCAGGAATTCCAGCTCGCGGACATCACCGAGGGCGCCATGAGGCGCGCTACGGGCCTTAAGACGGCTGGTGGCGGTACCGGCATGGTGGCGTCGTACACGCTTCCGTTCGCCAGTGACCTGGTCGTCAACGACGCGTCCAGCGCCCCCGAGGGTTCTGTTGCCCTTGAGCGGGCTATTGACCAGCGGCGTCTCAACGGCGGTGACCTGGTTGCCGCCGGTGGCTGGTGCGCCCCGTCCGAGACGGTCTATGACATCGCGGATATCGCCTGCCCGGACATGCTGTGGGACCTGCCGGAGGTTCAGATCAACCGTGGCGGTCTGCGGTTCTTCCGCACCCCGGCCCTGGACGTGAACGCCCTGACGTGGGTTCACACGGAACAGGATGACATCGCGGGCAACACCAAGCCCTGTTTCGCCATCCCGTGCCCGGCCCCGCTTGAGGTCCGCGCCCAGGCCCAGGGCGTCTGCCTTGAGGTGGGCATCCTGACGCAGCGGTTCTTCCCCGAGCTGATCGACTGGTACGTCCGTAACAGCATGGTCGCTCACGAGATCCGCCTCAAGACGGCCGCGTACACGCAGGCCAAGACAACGGCCACGGCTGTTACCACCACCGCCTCGTTCGCGGCGTTCTCTGCCGTCTACGCGGCTGTGGCGCTTCAGGCCGCCGACATGATCGAACGCTACAACCTCTGCAACAGCATCTCGCTTGAGGTGGTGTTCCCCTGGTGGTCGCGCAACATGTTCCTGGCGGATATCGCCCGTCAGCAGGGTGTCAAGCCGGGTGACCTGAACCCGAATATCATTCAGGACGCGTTCACCGCCCTGGGTGTTCGTGTTCAGTGGTCGCGCGGTCTGGGTCCGGACGTTCCGACCAACATCGGCGGAACCACCCCGGCTACACAGTTCCCGGTTGATGTCGAGTTCATGATCTACCCGACGGGTAACTACGTTCTTGGTCGTGGCCCGTCCATCGACCTGGGCGTGATCATCGACTCGACGCTCGCGTCCGTCAACAACGAGCGGATCTTCTCGGAAGAGGCGACCATGCTCATCGACAAGATGGGCCTGGCCCGCGTGGTGACCGTCGCGGTCTGCCCGAACGGATCCGTGGGCCCGCGCGCCGCCTCTATCTGCCCGATCGCGTAGTACCGTAGCAACAAGGGAAGACCCCCACAGGCGCTGTGGGGGTCTTCCCTTGTCCTCTATGGGTAGAGGTATTCGATGAACTCGCCCTCGTAGCCAAGTGACGATGGCGCCAGGTTATCGCTCTTCTTTAGGTTGCATGCGGGATGGCTTACAGCACAGTTCAAGTAGCTGTGAGCGCCACCGCGAGCCAAGGGTATTACGTGGTCAAGGTGCCAATCATCAGCATCTGCTGTTACCCCGCACAGGTGGCAGGTGCCATTGTCGCGGCGCCACACGATGTCCGTCGACACGTCCTCAATCCATGCGTCCCTCATGAGCGCACGCCGGTTACGTCGCGCAGAACGAGCCGAGTGGGGTGGACAATATCCAGAATTGTTGTGCGGCCTGAGCTTGGCTGAGCAACCAAGCTCACCACACTTGCGCCAACCAGCTTCACGTATGTCACGGGGCACGGACTTTGACTTGAAGTGGTGTGGTCCGCAATAGCCAACCTTGTTGTCCGACCGGATACGCGCATCGCATCCGTCCAGTTTGCAGGTGGGCCGCTCAAGCTTCCAATCTGCCGGGCGACGCTTCGCGTACTTACGGTGCGCACGGCAATAGTCGGTGCTTCCAGACCTAACGTTTGTGC